AAAAGCATAAAATGATAAGGCTTTTATGGAAAAGGCTAAGATAGACAAAGAGCAAAAAGAGGAGCAAGATAAAAAAGACAAAGAGGATTTAAAGAAAAGACTAGCTGATGAAAGGCAAATCAGGGAATTAGATTTGCAGGGTAAAATAGAATTACTTGACAAAGAGAATGCTGCAGTAGATGGTGACTATGAGCAAGACATAGAAAGACTTGAACTTAAAAAGGAGTTACTAGAACAGCAGATGAATATCGAGTTAGAAAATACTGAACTAACTGAGTTTCAAAAAACAGAGATTAGAAAAAAGTATGCTGATGCTAGGACAAAAGTAGCTGAGGATGAGGTGGCTGTAGAAAAGGCAGCACAGCAGGCTAAGATTGAGTTAAACAATAAATACTTAGATCTGTATGCTCAGTTTGGTGGCTTACTTACACAGATTGCAGGTAAGAGCAAGGCTGTAGCTATTGCAGGATTGGTGATAGAAAAGGGTGCAGCCATAGCTAAAATCATCACTCAGATGAATACTGTACCAGCTATTTTGCCACCAGGTATTCCAAACCCTGCATACATCCCATCAAGAATTGGCGGTGCATTATCAATCGCATCTGTTATTGCTGCATCTGCACAAGGGATTCAAACTATTAATTCATCAGGCATAGCAGGTGGATCAAGTGCTAGCGGTGGCGGTGGGGGTGGAAATGTAAGTGCAGGCGGAGCAGCACCAATAGCACCTGCAGCACCAATACAAAACACAGTAACACAGTTAAGCCCTAATTCAATCAATCAGCTAGGATCTGCTACAAATAGAGCCTATGTGGTAGAATCAGATGTAACAAATAGCCAGGACAGAATCAAACGTATAAACAGAGCAGCTAGGCTGACATAAAACAATAGACATGAATAAAGTATTAAACATTGAGGGATCAGGAATGCTACCAATTTATAAGCTAGAGATCAGCCCAAACATTGACAATGAAATGGAAGTGGATTTTGTGGCATTAGTAGATAGACCTGCCATTGAAAAATCATTTTTAGCATTTAACGAAAATACAGAACGAATTGCATTTGCCATCCAAAATGAAGATGAGAGAATCATCACTGGGGCACTTATGCTGGCTGACAAACCAATCTATAGGAATGATGAAAACGGTGAGTACTATGTGGTATTCACAAAAGACACGATTAAGCAAATAGCACAAAAATTCTTTGCCAAAGGTTACCAATCAAATGTCAATTTAATGCATGACAGTGGCCAAAAATTAGAGGGGCTTACTATGTTTGAATCCTGGATCACTGATGAAAAAAGAGGGATCAGTGCAATGAAAGGCTTTGAAGATGTGCCTGATGGTAGCTGGTTTGGATCATTTAAAGTAAATAATGATCAGGTATGGAAAATGATCAAAGATGGCAAAGTAAAAGGTTTCTCAGTAGAGGGTTTATTCCAGTATAAGCCTACTGAAAAACAGGATATGAGTACCATAGAAAATCAATTATGGTCACAGATCACTGACATACTTAGTCAGATAGACTAAAATAGTGAATGAGAATAAGTGTTAGCAGGTGGCAGTGATGTCACCTGTTTTTGTTTCTATATGGTCACAATGTCATATTAAGTCTATATAGGGCTAAAAAGTATTATGACACCATTAGAGGCAATTTTGAAAATGAAAGCTGCTTTTGAAGCTGCTGGGTTGCAATTCGCACCTGGAGATCAAATGCCAGCACCTGCACCTGAGGCAGCACCTGCTGTTGAGCCTACAGAGGCTGCAAAAGAATATGATCTAGTATCTGGTGGCAAAGTGACTATTGACAGTTTAGAAGTAGGTGGTAAAGTTACCATCAAAGATGAAGCTGGCAATGAAGCACCTGCACCTGCTGGAGATCATGAGTTAGTAGATGGCACTACCATCACAGTAGATGAGACTGGAACTATCACAGATTTAAAAGCACCTAATGAGGCTGCACCTGAGATTGAGGTAGAGGTAGAATTGCCTGTTCCATCTGAAACTGAAATGAAAATAGCTGCATTAGAGGAAGCTATTGCAGAATTGAAAAAAGATGCTGAATCTAAAAAGGCAATGATGTCTGAGGTAGAGGCAAAATTCAGCAAGGCTATTTCCGAAATGAGTGATGTTATCGTAGGATTGATCAACACACCATCTGCATCTGCAACTGAAAATCCAAAGGATAAGTTCAATGCACATGTAGAAAGCAGAGAGGACAAAATGAAAAGATTTTTAGATAGAGCTAAAAATATCAATAAGTAAAAACAATTTTTTAAAACAAACAAAAACAAATAACAATGGCATTTGATGTATCAGCATTAGCAACCTACACAAAAGAGAATCAAGATCTTTTGGTAGCTTCATCTGTATTAGGTAGCAAAACAGCTAGCTTAATTAAAGATCAAGGAAATGTGATGGTAGGTGTAAAATCTTCTGAGAAGATTAACATCATGGACACTGACGCTTTTTTCCAAGATGGATCATCTTGCGGATTTAACGCATCAGGCACTACCACTTTCACACAACGTACTGTAACAGTAGGTAAAATCAAAGTAAACGAGGCTTTATGTCCAAAAGACTTAGAGAGAACTTACTTACAAAAGGCTTTACCAGCAGGTAGCACTTACGATTCAGTAGTATTCGCAGAACAGTATTCTAACAGAAAGACTGAAAAAATTGCATCTCAATTAGAGATCGGTTTATGGCAAGGTGACACATCATCTGCTGACGGTAACAAAAATAAGTTTGATGGTATCATCAAATTAGTAACAGCAGCAAGCACTGCAATCGTAGACGCAAACACTAGCACTTATTTCGGTAGCACTGCTACTGCAATCACATCAGCAAATGTAATCGCTGTATTTGATGCAGTTTACAAGGCAATCCCTGCTGAAGTAGTAGCAAAAGATGATGTTAAGATTTTCTGTGGTATGGATGTTTTCCGTACTTACACAATTGCTTTGAAAAATGCAAACATGTTCAACTATGCATTTGATGGCAAATCTGACAGCGAATTCTTATTACCAGGTACAACTATCAAAGTGGTAGCAGTACAAGGTTTGAACGGTACAAATAAGGTTTATGCAATGAGATTGAGCAACTTATTTATCGGTACAGACTTATTGAATGAAGAAGAAAGATTTGAGATTTTCTACGCAAAAGAAGCTGATCAAGTTCGTTTCGTATCTGAATTCAAAATGGGTGTGAACTTTGCTTTCCCTGGTGAGATCGTTAAGTTCGTAGTATAACTAATACAGGGCAGTGATTAATTTTGCTGCCCTATTTTTAAAAAAAATATAAATTATTCAAAACATGGCATGTGCATTAACACAGGGGTACACATTAGACTGTAAAGATAGCATAGGTGGTATTAAAGCCGTATGGTTTATTGCTGCTGGTGATGTTTCATCTATGACCGAGGTGTCAGGGGTGGTAACAGCTATCACAAAAGCTAGTGGAAAGGTATTCTATAAATATCAGCTTGTTAAGAATAGTAGCTCATTAACTGAGAACATAAATGCAAATATCCAAAACGGAACTATTTTTTATGCTCAGGAATTAGCTATTATGTTAAACAAGATGCAAGCAAATACAAGAAACGAAATCTTGTTATTGGCTAAAAACAATTTGATAGCTGTAGTAGAGGATGCAAATGGCAAATACTGGTTATTAGGAAAGCAAAATGGCTTAGACATTACTGCTGGATCTAGTGCTACTGGTACTGCTCAAGCAGATAAAAACGGCTATGCATTAACATTCAGTGGTGGTGAAAAAGAATTAGCACCTGAGGTAACTAGCTCTGTAGTCACTGGATTGACAGCTTAGGCTTTCGTGGTTTTCAATAGTAGGTAGTCGGCCAGTCTCTCAAAAGGGGCTGGCTTTTTTTTGTGGTAAAAGTCAGTCTGTATGCTATTTATCATTATGATATACTTGACAAAAGGACAAACGAGTGATGTGATAGTGACTTTGACTGAAAAGCAAACACTGTCTACACCTAATTATTTGTTCTATTTTATCAATAGAACTAGCAATGATGTGGTGGCTTTTGTTAAATTAAACAATACAGACACATCAGCATACAAGGATAGATACAATAAGTTCAGCATAAATGCCACTACCTATTTCAATAATGAGTTAGCAGGTGAGTGGACATACTACATCTATGAGCAAGCTAGCACCAGCAATGTCAATCCTGATCTAGCTACTACCTTACTAGAAACAGGGATTTTGAGACTTGATGACAGCACTACTTTTGAATTTACAGAATACGAAACAAACAACACTTTTAAAGTAAGATAATGGAATTAACAAATAACTTTTATGTATTGAGTTTTGCTGAGGCAAAACAACCTGAGTACAGAGAAAAGAGAGGACAGGGCTATATTGAATTTGGTGAGAAAAATGACTACCCAGCATATTTGCTTGATTTGTACAATAAGAGTGCAAAGCATCAGGCAATTGTAAGAGGCAAAGTAAACTATATCATAGGCAATGGATGGGCTGTGAAAGAGGCTGATCCTGCTGCTGAGACATTTATAAAAAATGTGAACAGCTTCGGTGAGGGATTGAATGACTTGACTAGAAAGGTAGACATTGACATTGAGGTGTTTGGTGGAGCATACCTTGAGGTGATATGGAGTGCATTTGGTGAGCAATTAACCGAGATCAATCATATCGACTACACAAAGATCAGATCTAATAAGGATAATACAGATTTTTGGTATAAGCAGGACTGGGCGGATAGAAAGTGTGAGCCTGAGATCATCCCTGCATTTAATACAAAAACTAGAAAAGGAAAGCAGATTCTATACATTAAG